ACCTGTAATGGTAAAGTTACGAATGCCTGTATAGTCTTTGTTAGAGTCAAGTATAACTGCCTTAGATGCAATAGCAGTACCAACTGCTGTCGAACCTAAGTCAAGTGCGTTAATCTCACCTACAACTACAGTAGCACCATCAAGAATGTTTAGTTCTGCAGCAGTTGATGTGACGGCTGTTCCATTTATAGAAAGTGCATCTGTTTCTAGCGTACCATCAATATCAGCGTCACCGCTAATGTCCAAAGAACCTGCGTCCAACTCACCAGTGATAGTGAAGTTACGAATGCCTGTATAATCTTTGTTAGAGTCGAGTATGACTGCCTTAGACGCGATAGCGTTACCAACTGCCGTTGAACCCAAATCAAGGGCGTTAATTTCGCCCACGACTACTGTAGCACCATCAAGAATGTTTAGCTCGGCGGGTGTGGATGTGATTGCTGTGTTACTTGCTGCGGCCAATACAGGAATGGTGCCTGATTGATTGGGCAGGTTGATTGTGCGATCCGCCGTTGGATCTACAATGGTGAGTGTAGTCTCGTTAGCGTCAGCCGTAGCACCTTCAAAAATGATGGCGTTTTGGGCGTTCATGGTCACTGTGTCTACAGTGGTTGTAGTGCCTGCTACAGTAAGTTTAGGTACTAAAAGTTCGCCTGTGCTTGGGTTGTAACGTAAAGCACCTGTGTCATCTAAAAGCCCATTGGACTCGTCATGAAATACAACCGGGAAGTTGGTGTTTGCTGTGCTGTCGGTAACGGTAGCTGTCGCTGATAAGGTAGCATTGGCCACTGTTACAGCTGCAATTACAGTGTTAAGTGCTGTTCCGTTTACTGTAATCGCATCGGCTTCAAGCGTGCCGTCGATATCTGCGTCACCGCTAATATCTAAGCTGCCAGCATCCAACTCTCCGGTCAGCGTTATATTACGGAAGCTGGCTACATCTTTGTTTGCATCTACAGTTACGACCTTACTCGCAACAACCGTGCCTACAGATTGTCCTGTGTCACTGTAATTAAGTTCTGTAGCGGTAGCAGTAACACCATCAAGAATGTTTAGTTCTGCTGCCGTGGACGTTACACCATCAAGAATGTTTAGTTCTGCTGCCGTAGACGTTACACCATCAAGAATGTTAAGTTCTGCTGCTGTGGACGTGACGTTCGTACCGCCAATATCAAGTGTAGTCATAGACACTTCACCGGCTACGGTGAGTAGGCCACTCGCAACCGTCATCAGGTCTGTATCATCTGTGTGGCCGATGGTTGTGCCGTTGATGACAACGTCGTCGATATCTAATGATCCGCCAGTGATAAGGCCCGTGGTTGTAATCGTTGACGACCCTGTGTCGATGGTGCCAAAGCCAGATGTTATTGAGCCAGAATTAAGCGCTCCTACAGTTGTAGCTGCAGTGGTAACAAGATTCGGCATGGCCGTGATCTCGTCATCAAAGTAGGCGGCTAGGTCTGTGACTGCCACCTGTACCATCGTGCCGTTATCATTTAGTACAACGCGGTCTGCGTCAGCCACAGTGGTGCTAGTAGCAGAAGTGTTGCCATCTACAATGTTAAGCTCTGCGGCTGTAGAAGTGACCCCGTCGAGGATATTCAATTCTGCGGCTGTAGAAGTAACACCATCCATGATGTTAAGTTCTGCTGCAGTCGCAGTGATCGCCGTGCCATTAAAATTGATAGCGTCTAAGTACGCTACACCATCAATGTATATGTCCTTCCATTCTTTAGAAGAACTACCCAGATCATACGTTCCATCGTCATCTGGGATAATGTTTGAGTCTACTTCGCCACCAAATACAATGTTATCTGTGTTTGCATCACCCAGAGTTACTGTGCCGCCATTGAACGTAGTAGTACCTGTTACTGTGAGATTGCCACCAACCCCAAAGTTACCAGCTACATAGTTCTGACTTTCAACAACATTGGTGCCATCACAGTACACATGACCTGTGCTTCCGCTGATAATAGCGATACCAGTTCCTGATGATGTCTTAACTGTCACCGTCTGTGCGGTGCCATTCTTTACAATAAATGTTTTGGTAAGGGCTGGAACAATAACTGTAGCTGCGCCAGACAAAGACGTGCCAGTATCGGTTAGGTTCAGTATTGCGGCTCTAGCTTCTGCGGTAGCACCGTCTGCGGTGGATAGTGTAGCGGAGTTGCCACTCCAAGTGTTTATAGTTTTGGAACCTGCTATAGCTTCCTCAACCATGTTAGTAACACTATTATTTAACAAATCTCCCCACGTACCTGACAGTTCACCTTGAACTGGTAGTGCGAGCTTCAAAAGAGTGCTAAATTGAGTTGCCATTACAAAACCTCACGAATGCTATAATTAGTACACGCAATCATTAAAAACTGCAATCAATCAATACGAATTATAGCGTTTGTCTTATCTGCAGAAGGGAATTGTATTACAAAATCTGCAGAACTTGTTTGCTTGTCTTCTCCGAAATCAATTACTGCTATTGCAGGATTACCCGTTGCAGACTTGTAGATTAACGCGCCTCTAGCGGTAATAGAGGACGAACTCCAAGTCGTGTCAGCAAGATCCAAGAACGCCGTGGTCCCTGAAGATGTTGGATTAGCGGCTATACTAAGAGTGTTACCTCCAGCGGTGTAGCCAGTTGCTCCATATTGTCCAGTCCCGCTCACTTCGTTGGTCGTGGTGTACGCTGTAGTGGTCGCGTCTAAAGTCGCGCTAGACGTATACAACGCGATCTTAAACGTCTGTGACGTACTGCTACTAAAGTCCATCTCTCCATTTAAAAGAGCAACTTTAAACGATGTACACAATGTTTGAGTTACAGCCATACTCTATCCTTACGCTACAGGCGTGCGAGTCTGCCCAGAACGATACATGTCCTGACGCATCTTGCCGTCCCCTACCCGTTGTAATAGCCCAATAGCTTGCAAGTACCGTTTTTCGTACATGGCAACCACATCAGCTTCACCCTTTTGAAACCGTATAGCTTCCATTAGAGTGCCGTTAAGAAGCGCCGTATCAAAGTTATCGCCTAGATAAGTCCCGCCAGCAGATACTATTGACGTGGGGTATTTTGCGAACACATGTTCGATCTCGTAATTTTGATCTGGTGTAGGAGCCAACATCAGCTTCACGACAGATCCTACAGTGCTATGATGTGCGTAGAACTTAGGTAACCCATACTGTGCGCTAGTATTTACAGGAAAAGCATCGCGCAAGAAGTTTAGATCTTTATTCAACAGGTAAGTGCTGGTGCTACTGCTAATCACAGCCAGACTGTAAGTGTACAGATACCCATCAGGAACAGTGTACAATTTATTAGTCGCAGTTAAAGGCCCGCTGTCCACATTACGCAGGGCTGGCAGTTCGACAGAGTTAAAAATTAACTGCTCCGCCTGTTGCGCAAACAACGCGTGTTGATCTGCGGTAAATGTTGTTTCGCAGATATCTTCTACATTCGCCTTTAAACTTGTGTAGTTCATAACTTACCCCATAGGACCGCGAGCCATAAAGCCTTTAGTGGCTGCTCCTGCCCCACGTATCTTGATACCGCCCTTGGCTGCGCCTTTTGACCGTACCATTTTGCCTGCTTTGAATCCTTGGACGCCACGACCTTTTAAAATGTCTTTTTTAGTCACTTTGCCGTCACCTGTAAGGTCAGGAAATCCGCCTGTGCTTGTTTGCTTGCCCATGTTTGCCCTCGTCATTGCCATTGCTTTACCTACGAAGTTGATACTGTGACCGAACCCAAAGATGCGGTCATTACGAACTCTAATTTATTATCCAAAGATCCTGTGTACTTTAATGCCCTGCTTTCTGCATAACCTGCAAAATCTGGTCTAGGATCTCTTATGGCCTGTGGATCATGCACAGGATACATACCTAACTCATTTTGTGGGTGATCGCCATCAAAACATTCATAACATGCCTTTAGGTTAGTATCGTTACCTCTTCTTATTATGTTGTTTAATTCTTTTAGTTTGTATTGAAATCCACATATATCGCACTCTGCGATAGCTCGTTTTGTTGATGCAAACCTACTCGACATGGTTAGATCCTAGCAACTCGCGGTACATACCGCTCAGAAGTCTTTTCTCTATCTTCGCCCGCAGCCAGATTGTATTGCTCATCGTATGCGACTTTTAGCATATCAATCCTTCCAGCTAGCTCTGGCACCTTCATGGCTATGTGATACGCCAGCCCTGCCACTAGGCAAGGCAGGAAACGATAGACAACATCCGCTGTCTCCACTCCATTGCCAGCATCTTCTATTCTTCTCATCCTAAAATACACAAACGTATAGCTAGTATCCGGCACAGGCCACAGGTTTATTCTGGGTGTCGCTAACCTTTCCACAAACACTTGGATTGGCCTACCAGTTGTTAACTTGTTAGGGATAGACGCGTAAGTGCTAACACCAATACGACTTATGGTAAGATCTGATTGGGTTGCAGCGTTACCCGCATTAGTGCGAATCACATGGTCAAGCAGGTCTACAGTGTCTGCTGGCAAGCTATATTGTGCTGTTCCTGCAGTAACTGAAATTGTACCGCTATCAATAGTCCACATATTGATACCGCGATTCTGCCACTCAATAGTCATCAGGTTCATGGATCTGCGAGCAGTGCGAAGATCATACCCAGACCGCATCTCACGTCCAGCACGCTCCCACGCCTCTTCAGCGATTTCAGTGAAATCCATATCAAATGCGGTGGTGCCTGACGTTGCCATCTATTTCTTCCTTTTCCGGCGAGCTGCTTCTACTCGTCTTGGCTTACCTGCTGGTTGTCCAAGTCGTTTCTTTTGGCTAATACGTTTTCTTTTTTCAGAGGACGACATTTCGGACGACGTTTTTGGAGTTTTTGAAGAAACCCGTTTGGAAGGGCGGCAGTAAGGAGTTCCACGCTTTTCACCCTTTTGTCGGCCACACGCTTTGCCAGTGCGTACATCTTTCCAATCCTCTTTAAACCATCGCTTTAGCGCTAGTCCCTTTTTAGTTTTACGTACCGCCATAAAAGCCTCACACGTACTTTGTAACTTTACGGCGATTCTCTTGA